CTGTAATATTTTAGCAGAATCTCTTGCTGTACTGTCTATGACAAGGCCAAGGCGACCTTCAATAAAGTTATCATGTCTAGCGGTAGTAAGTTTTTTTGCTCGACCTCGTACAACGTCTTTGCGTTCTTCTTCTTCTGGAGGCATCTTGAGAGATAATGCAGCTTTCTTCATCATCTTTTCAAACATATCATCTGAATTGACTATCTTTAGGCCCATACCTCCAGTAGTCCGTCTTGTCACATAAGATTTACCACTGCCAGGGCCTCCGGCTAAGAAAATTGCCTTGAAGATATTGGGGTCATAAACCCCCTCCTGTAGTTCGTGGAAGTATTTCATGTTTTGGTGTTCCTATTAATTCTCGTTGCAATTGTCTACGATCTTGTATGTATCTACCTTGTTTATGCATCTCTATGATATATTTATGTTCAGCGGAAACTTCTATCGGGATACGGTTTTGTTGGGTTTGGAAATTCATCTTCTTAATTCTATTTTTAGTCCTTGCCATTTTTTCATTCCTTTTTAGGTTGCGTTTATAGATCATAGATTTTGAATTAATAGCATTCTCCTTTCTTATATACCATACTCTTCTATACAAACAGTATCGTTACGTTTAGTAACAGGCACAGGTGTTTTACCACCTATTGGTTGATGTTCGTCTAGGCAATCTTTAACACAGGACATATAAATCGAATGAACTCTGGTTACATTGCTGAAACGATGTTGCAAATGTCTTACAAAAAAAGCTCCTCTAAAAAATTTATCTTTAACCTCCCCATCTCCACTTTTTCCAGATGAAATATAAGGCAAATCTACAGTTACAATATCACCAGCATGTAATGCTGTATGACCAACCACTTCCATAGTAAGGCCTACACCACTCTCTAATTGCTGGTCCTTAGAAGTTTGTCGCATTAACCAACTTTCTGGATTATAGGCAGTATAAGGATACGTACCTTTACCAGATATATGATGAGCATCATTTCTTTTAGCTGGGTCTTTTATGGATACAGGTAAAAGATATTGTTTAGATGGGAAATCTGATATCCTGTTCTCATCATCATCTACAGGGGATGAATTAAACAATGGAGCTCCTGCCCCATAGCCTTGGAGCTCATTAATAGAATGTTCTCCACCATCTTTAAAACTATCCAAATAATTATAGGAATGTGTCGTATATGTTTTGTTGAAAATATCATGGACAATCATACGAGAACCATACACACCAGAAGCACTATTCCATAAAGTGTCAACACCTGAGTCTAGGGAATAGCCCTTTATTTTAGAGAATTGGGCAAGTATATTCGGTTGGCCATGAGGAAGTGTAGATAATCCTTTCCCATGATCAGTTGTATAAAATCCAGATGGAGTGAGTGCATATAAACTTTCTAGTGATCTAAAATGAAATCCATTCATGGTTTCAAAAAACAGATACGAAGGGGAACCTATTTCTTTGGAAACAGCTTCTCTTCTAGCCGTTTCAATAATGTCCATAGGGTGGTCATCTGAAGCTAGAATTTGTTTTATTCCACTACTAGGTTCAATAAATAACTTCTTGGTAGATTTTAAATCTCCTCGTACAATATTCTCTACGATATCAGAATACGTGCCTCTCAATGTTTTTGAAACATTCCTTCTTTGATTATGCATTGCCTCCATAGATATAAAATTAACTATATGATACTGATCAGTCTCTTGTATCTGTTGTGATTGCTCTATATTATGAAGAAAAAATACTTGTTCAGTAAAATCTATCTGTTCTTCTGGGTCTTTAAATGAGGGGGTTTTTATCTTTAATTTTAAAAGTTCTTGGCCTACCAATGGCATTACATTCAATAGATTAAAGTTATCTCTAAATATTATTGAGCCACTTAAAACTGCATTTAAAGTATCTTCATATATGGTGATGTCTATTATTTCTTCAACAACATCAACATCTTTACCAGCTGCTGTTACAATAACAGCTGTCTCTATAACAAACTCTCCAGCAGCACCTATCTTATTGGTATCAACCATTAAAATACACTCTCGCCCATTAATCGTTTATACTCTTCAGTAAAAACCTGTACATAAGAAGGATCAAGTAATCTAATCTGCCTCATATCATCTTGTACTGTTTCCTCATACTCCATATTAGTTACTATTGCTGCAGTAGGATAATCTGTATTAACCGTTCCTATATTTAATTTTTTTGTTGTATCTCCAGAGGTTTGTTCTATTTCATAATGATGCACAGCATTGGGATCATCATACTTATCAGAAACAAAGGAAAGAAATTGTGGGGTAGACATAGGCCATTGATGATATCTGTCTGTGATATCGTTCATCAATAACACAATCCAATGATACTCTGTATCACCATATAGTTTATATGCTAGAGCTTCTGGTGATTCCCCTTCTCTTATTTCATAGGTATCAAAGAGAGCAGTAGAAGCTTTCACCTTTGATCTTACTGCTACCCTACGCAAAAGATTGAGTACAACTTTAAAATTACCATCTCCTTTAGAATCGTAATATATGCTGGGGAATGCCTTAAAATACATTATTAGAATCCTTGTTCAATGCGTTCTCTTGTAATAGTTTCTATTTCTCTAAAAGCTAATTTTATATTAGTCTTCTGTGGAGGCGGACCTATGGCACCTTTTGTTGGATGATTGGTAGGCTCATATGTAGTATATTTTGCATCACCATAAGCAACATCACATCCAGTTAAATAACAAGTAGAAATTCTATTAAGATATGGATTTTCATCGTTCTGATAAAAATAATGTATATCAAATGTATCGGGTATTGTCAAAACTCTCCCCATGCCTAATGGAACGTCTGCACCAAACACATTGATATTGCTAGCCATACTTGGTAGCATATGTTTCTTAAAGGTATATACAATTTCGTCTACTACATTTGATTCCTTCAGACTCTTCGGAATAAAATTAAATTCAAATGAGAACTCTCTCCTCTGTACATCAGTAAACATCATTTCTGTTCTACTACCTATTATTGCTCCAGATTTTATTTGTGCAATTGTTTTAATGCCTGGTGCGGCGGTATCTAGTGCAGATGCGCCCAAATCAGCGAGCATTAAAGCACCTCCTTCTGCAACTTTCTTACCTCCACCTTGGAAGGCCTTCACTGACTTGTCTATCCAATCACCCTGACCTTGTGTAAACGCTTTAATGATCTGCTCTCCAGATTGGGTTATCGTTTCGGCCATCTTTGAAATCGGGTCATCCTTATAATTTGCCTTATATTGTACCGCAACAGATGGAGGCATATAAAGAGTAATAGCCTTACCCAATTTAACCGTTGGAGGACGATCAAAACTCAATGACGCAGGCGGGCGGCCTGCCATGGTAGATGATGTAGATGGGTCTGGAGAATTTGCATTTAATTGTGTGGAAATAAAGTTTTTGCTAGAAAAACTACCACCTGATGAGCTGCGAGGCGCTCTGCCCGTGGCTGGTGGAGTAGCTACAAGTTCTTTACCCTTGGATGCTGATATCGATCCCTGTTTCGCAACATTAATCATGAACATTACATAATGTCCCTGCTGTTCATCTCCCTCAACATTTAATGGATAAGACAAATTCATTCCACCTTGGCCTGTATTGCCTTTATGCATAGCAGAAGTATCACTAGAATTTCCAGCGTTTTTGGGACTACCAAGGACACTTGCTAGATTACCAGTAGCCTGCTTTGCTACAGCACCTACGATTTGATTTGTTAATGCACTACCTAATGACATGTCTAAATATCCTTATAAAAGTATTTATACGTTATGGCTTACAAAGGAAGATTTACTCCAAACAACCCCTTAAAATATAAAGGGAATCCCCACAAGGTTATATATCGCTCTTTGTGGGAACGTAAATTTATGGTATATTGTGATACTAACGATGCTGTTGTTGAATGGGGAAGTGAAGAGATCATCATACCTTATTTATCTCCTTGGGATGGCCAAATACATCGATACTTCCCAGATTTTTATATCAAAATTAAACAAGCAGATGGTAGCTATAAGAAGATGGTTATAGAAGTTAAACCTAAAAAACAGTGTAAACCACCTAAAGAACCCACAAGAAAAACCAAAAAATGGTATAAAGAACAGAAAGCATGGGGGATAAACTCTGCTAAATGGAAATATGCTAATGAATGGTGCAGTAACAATAACATGGAATTCAAGATATTGAACGAAGATCATCTAGGAATTTCGTATAAATAGTTACATGGCTGTAAGCAAATACATACAAGCGGTTAAAAAAGAAGTAAGAGGCAGACCTCGATCTACCCAATGGTATAGGGATAAGATTAAGGAGTTTGGTCAGCCTGGCGCAATGGATTTAATTCGTGACGGTAAAAGGGGCACTAGCCCTTTTTATGGTAAACTGAATATGTTCTTCTATGATCCAAAGCATAAAAAGAAATTACCATACTATGACACCTTTCCATTAGTGCTTCCTATAGAGAATTATCCAGATGGGTTTCTGGGAATCAACTTCCATTATTTGGGGCTGGGTCTTAGGATTAAACTACTGGATAGATTGGTAGACTTCTCAAACGATGAAAACTTTGACGAATCTACAAGATTGGTAGTTGATTATAAAAAACTAAAAAACATAAATTTAATCAAACCCACAATACACAGATATCTATCAGGTCATATGAAATCTGAAATTCGTAGAATAGATGCAGATGAATTTACTATTGCAACTCTGTTACCTGTACAGAGATTTAAAAAGGAATCTGCTAAAAAAGTGTGGGCAGACTCAAGGGGAATGATATAATGGGAATCATACCACAATTTTTAGAAGGTGCTGCATTTGGCGTTCTGAACGATATCCTCTCTGAATATCGTACTGATGAAGGTCATGCACTGCCTAATAGATACGAGGTTTTAATACATCCTCCTATTCCTTCCCCTGCCGGAAATAGCCAGAATCCTCACGCTGGAGATTTATTAAAGGTATCAGGAAAAGAAAAAGCTGCAATATCTATGAGATGCGAATCAGTAACATTGCCTGGAAGAGGTCTTGCTACTGTAGATGATGCAAACGTACATGGCCCTCGTAGAACAGTTGTTAATAATGTAACCTTTGTTGATTCACTAAACTTTGTCTTTCAAGCCAGTTCTGATTTAAAAGAACGGGCCCTGTTTGAAAAATGGCAGTATTTGGCATTTAATGAAAAAACATGGAACATAGGGTATTACAATGACTATATTGGTTCTGTAGAAATATACCTTCTAGATAAAAATGGACAAAGACGTTATGGCCTAAAACTAATGGAATGTTTTCCAAAAGAAATAGGTGGAACAGACTTAACCTATGAACCAGCAACATCTATAGTTAAATTATCAGTAACTATGAATTTTAGATACTGGCTCTCGTTAGACATTACCCAATCGAAGCCGAGCTTATCGGATAAAATAGGGCAAACATTGACAAATACAATTGAACGAAATATATCTCGAAACATACCAGCCGTTTTTAGGCTGTTTTGAATAACTTATGATAAAGGAAAAAAATTATGGCATTACCACAGTTAGAAACTGCAACATATGACTTGAAGCTACCATCTACAGGAAAAAAAATAAAATACAGACCTTTTCTTGTTAAAGAACAAAAAGTTTTAATGATAGCGCAAGAATCTGAGGATGACAAGCAAATACAAGACGCCTTTGCCGACATCATTTCCTCTTGTACTTTTGGAAAATTAGAACCTTACAAACTACCTCTATTTGACATAGAATATCTCTTTTTAAGAATAAGAGGAAAATCTGTAGGAGAAAAAGTCAAAATGGGTGTTCTATGCCCTGATGATAAAAAAACCAAAGTTGAGATTGAAATTGATTTGGAAAAGGTAGAGGTTTTGATGTCTACAGAACATACCAACGAAATAAAGCTCACAGATGACATTACCTTGTTTATGAAATACCCAACGCTGGCTGACATGAGTGATATGTCGGGATTGGGTGAAGGACAAGAAATCAAATCAATTTTTGAGATGATTAAAAGGTGTGTATATGAAATACATCATGGGGAGGAAATTTATAATGGTATCGATATTACTTCAGAAGAGTTGGATGATTTTATAGACCAAATGTCTACAGAAAACTTTGAATTACTTAATACTTTCTTTACCACCATGCCTAAGTTACAACATGTGGTTAAAGTTAAAAATCCTAACACAAAGAAAACAGGAGAAGTTACTATAGAAGGTATGCAAAGTTTTTTCGTATAGCCCTTTCTCATGATAATTTGGAGAACTATTACAAAACAAACTTTGCGATGATGCAACATCATAATTATAGTTTAACAGAGTTAGAAAATATGATGCCATGGGAAAGGGAAATTTATATAGGATTATTAATGCAATTTATAGAAGAAGAGAACAAAGCAAGGGAAGAAGAAAAAAGAAAGAACCAATAATGTTATGGGATGGTCTTATCAAGGCAGTTATAGTATTAATACCCACATATCTCACAGCATATTTGACTGATAAGATGGTGTATGTAATCCCTATGCTTGCCGCAACAAGTTTTATTGCGGTAAGTTTGACTTCTAGTTCTAACACAAACCGTAGAGTAGAGGAAGACGGTTACAAGGGTAAAGATGATGGAGGATAGTTCATTAATAACAGCAGAAATGGCTGCCCTAGAACTAACAGAATTTCTCTTACCTTATATTGGTATGGTAATGATTGTTATCTTTGGATTCATGCTAAAGGATTTTGCTACTAAATTGAGTAAGGGTATTGCCTTCTCTATGAATAAGCAATTTCAAGAGGGAGATCATGTTCTTATTGATGGTGAACGAGCACTTATCGTTAAGATAGGGGTTACACAGACCGTATTTGGTGTTACAAAGAGTAATGGAGAATTTGATGGTGATTATGTGTGGAGATATGTGCCTAATGAACGTATAGAATTTCTCAAACTTGAAAAGATAATTTTTGACCACACTCCCCTAAATAATAAAGACAGGATTCATAAGAATACAAGAAAAATAGAGGAAATCCAAAATGGCTCGGAAGAAAGCAGAAAGTGATACGACTGTTAATATTGTTGAAGTAGATCGATCTACCACTGAAGAAACAGCATGGTACAATAAGATTGATTCCTCAGTAATCGATAAGTGGCGACTCTGGCCACGTATGTTAATCACCCTTTATGGCATTATGTTTTATAGAGTAACAGAATGGTTCATGACACTCCCTGATCCCACTAACGCTCAGAGTGCATTTGTATCCGTAGTTGTGGGTGCTGGTGCCGCATGGTTTGGTTTGTATTGTGGTTCTGGTGGAAGTAAGGA